CCTACAGCGCCCAGCGGCAAGAGCTGGTCGAGCAATGGGTGCACTACGCCGTGCTCACCGACGAATTCGTCGGCATGGTCGTGCAACCGGTTTGGGAACAATTCGTCGCCATCGCCCACCTGTCCGGCGTGGTGCCGATCCCCGCCGATGTCGCCGCTGGCAGCGCCGACGATGCCCTGTTCATCGGCCAAAGCATGCCGTGGATCGACCCGCTTAAAGAGGCCAAGGCCAATCTGGAACTGACCCAGGCCGGCTTCGCCAGCGAAGTCGAAATCATCCGCCGCCGAGGCGCCAACCCAGACGACGTCCTGGAGCAGATCGCCGCGTGGCGGCAAAAGGTCAACGAAAAAGGGCTGACGCTCAGCAGCGACGCAGCCACCGACAAACAAGCCGCCGGCCCGGCGCCGGCAAATGGAGAGCAAGAGGCTGAATAGACTGGGTGGACATGTTGCGCAGATCGCGACGGATGCGGCGGGTTTTTTATTTACCGCAAATAGTCTAGTCCTGTCCCTAAACAACTAGACACCTGCCCGGCCAAACTGATCGCCATCAATCAGGAGAGCCGCGCATGCCAGCCCCGTCGCCTTACATCATCCGAGCCAGCGCAAACCGCAGCGCCGAGTTGCTGATTTACAGCGACATCGGCGAATCGTGGTGGGGTGAATCGGTTGCCGCATCGAATTTTGTACGCGAGATCGCGGCTCTGGATGTAGACACCATCACCCTGCGCCTCAACAGCTACGGCGGCTCCGTCTCCGACGGCATCGCCATCTACAACGCCATCAAGCGCCATCCGGCACACGTCACCACCTGCATCGACGGCATTGCCGCCAGCATTGCCAGCCTGATCGCCATGGCAGGCGATACGGTCGAGATGGCGGAAAACGCCACGCTGATGATCCACGCGCCCTGGGGCTATGTATCCGGCAACAGCGCAGAGCTGCGCCAGTACGCCGACATGCTCGACGTGTGGGCGCAGGCCATGGCCACCAGCTATGCCGCCAAAACAGGCCGCCCGGTAGACGAGATGCTCGCGCTGCTGACCGACGGCGCAGACCACTGGTACACCGCCGAACAGGCGTTGGCCGACAAATTCATCGATGCCACCACCGCCGCGCTGCCGATTGCCGCCAGCGCCCGTTATGCCGGGCTGCAACGGTTCGCGCCCCCGGCCGATGTGGCTGCGCGCTTTGGCATCACCCAACCCGTTTCACCCGCGCCGGCTGCCGCCGGCAAACCTCAACAGGAGCACACCATGCCTAACCCGACACCGGCGGCTAACCAACCGACCGAACTGGATGCCCAGGCCGCAATGCAGGCCGGCATCAAAGCCGAATCCGACCGCCGCAGCGGCATTAAAGCCGCCTTCGCCAAATTTGCACACGTCGCTGGCGTGGCAGCTCTGGCCGAGCAGTGCGAATCCGACCTGAGCTGCAGCGTGCAAGCGGCTGGCGAAAAACTGCTGGCGCATCTGGCCAAAGGCACAGAGCCGGTGGCGCACGTTGTAGTGGTAGAGGACGAGCGCGACAAGGCCCGCGCCGGCATCAGCAACGCCATCATGGCCCGTGCAGGCCTGGACAAGCAAGACACCGCCAACCCGTATCGCGGCTACAGCCTGACCGAGCTGGCGCGCGCCTCGCTGGAAAAGGCCGGCACCAAAACCGGCCACCTGGACAAAATGAGCCTGGTGGCCGCAGCGTTTACGCACTCGACCAGCGATTTCACCAACCTGCTGGCCAACGTCGCCAACAAATCGATGCTCAAGGGCTACGAAGAAGCCGAAGAGACCTTCAAGCTGTGGACCGCCAAAGGCACGCTGACCGACTTCAAACCGGCCAAGCGTGTGGACATCGGCGCCTTCCCGGCGCTGGCACAGGTGGCCGAAGGCGCGGAATACACCTACGGCACCGTCGGCGACCGCGGCGAAACCATCCAGCTGGCCACCTACGGCAAGATGTTCAGCATCACCCGTCAGGCGATCATCAACGACGACCTGGATGCGTTCACCAAAATCCCGATGCGCATGGGCCGCGCAGCGATCCGTACCGTCGGCAACCTGGTGTATGCCGTGCTGACCGGCAACCCGAACATGGCCGACGGCGTGGCGCTGTTCCACGCCAACCACGCCAATCTGCTGACCGGCGCCGCCATCAGCACCACCAGCGTCGATGCGATGCGCGTGGCCATGGCCAAACAGGTAGACACCAACACCAACGCGCTCAACATCCGCCTCGGCTACCTGATTGTGCCGGTGGCGCTGGAAGGCGCCGCCAAGGTGGTGCGCGATTCCGAATTCGAAGTGGGCGCGTCCAACCGCAACAACACCGTGCCGAACCCTGTGCGAGGAACCTTCGAAGTGATCAGCGACGCCCGCCTCGATCTGGTGAGCGCCAGCAACTGGTTCGGCGCCGGCAACCCGGCCATCTACGACACCATCGAAGTCGCTTATCTGGATGGCGTGGAAACCCCGACGCTGGAGCAGGAAAAAGGCTGGAACGTCGACGGCGTCGAATTCAAGGTGCGCCTGGACGCCGGCGTAAAAGCACTGGACTACCGCGCTCTGGCGAAAAACCCGGTTTAACCCGACTGACTGAGCAAGCCGCCCCCTGAGGGGGCGGACGGCCAAGCGACAAAGGACAAAATCATGACTACGAAATTCGTGCAGCCCGGCGAAGTGATCGATTACACCGCCGGCGCCAACAAAACCAGCGGTCAGCCCGTGCTGATCGGCACCAAGCTCGGCGTGTGCCTGGCCGACATCGCCAACGGAGCCAGCGGCCCGGTAGCGGTGAGCGGCGTTTACACCATCACCAAACTGACCACCGACGTGGTCACCCAGGGTGCCGCACTGTACTGGGACAACACCAACAGCCGCCTGACGCTGACTTCCGCCGGCAACACGCTGGCGGGCTATGCGTTCGCTGCGGCCGGCAACGGCGTCACCAGCGTCAACATCAAGCTCAACGCCTGATCATGACCACGCCGTTCGCCCGTCTCGAATCCCGCCTCAATGCCGCCGCTGGCGCGCGGCTTGCCAATGCGCAAGCCAGCATCAACGGCGCGGCAGCGGTGGCTGGGTTCTTTGATCGGCAACACGCCGATGCGCTCAGCTACGTCAGCGGCAGCCGGCCCGTGTTTCAGGCGCCGGAATCGCTGCTCGGCAGCGTGCTGGAGGGCGATGCCATCGCCATCAGCAATGACGACGGCACGCTGCTGTTCGCAGGCGAAATCTCCCGCGCGGAAGCAGACGGCACCGGCTGGCTGGTGCTCAACCTACAGGAGATGAGCTAATGGCGCACGTCCGCACGCAGATCCGCAACCAGGTAATTGCCGCGCTGGCGGGATTGCCCACCACCGGCAACCGCGTCTACCCCGGCCGCAGCTTGCCGCTTGACCCGGACCGTGTCGGCGGCCCCGGCTTGCTGGTGTACTGCGGCAACGAAGAAGTCGAAGCTGTCACGCTGCACGCGCCGGCCATCGAAGAACACGCGCTGCTGCTGCACCTGCGTGGCGTGGCCAAGGCCAGCGCCAACCTGGAAGACGTACTCGACCAGATCGCGCTGGAAGTGCAACGCGCCATGGCGCAAGCGCTGCCAGACATGGCGCTGATCGCGCTGCAGGTGGGCGAAGACGACACGCTGGAAAAGCCGTGCGGGCTGATCACGCTGACGTATCGAATGAAATACCACGTCCATGCCGATGCGCCGGATGTGTTGTTGTGAGGCAAGTATGACGCATACAGCAGAGCTACCGGCATGCTTTGAAGTGATCGACCTGCATCGTCGTTACACGAAGGCAGAGATGGAGCGGCTTAGCCAATATCCGTTGCCTGGTTATGAAGGGTTGAAATTTATTGCCGTGCAGCGACTGGAAGAAGCGGAAGCCTGTTACATCATTGACCCCAGTAACTTTGGCGACTCATCTGATCGGAAATACGCATGAGCGAAACCAGTAAAACCCTGCACGAAACCCTGATCCGCGCCGCCAAGATGGCGCTCGCGGCGTGGGAGAAATGGCTGGCGGGCCAAACCGCCAAATAAACAACCGGCCTGCAGCCCCGCACCCGCCGCGCTGCACGCCTTACGAAACACCTATCCGGGCACGCTGACTCGCCGCGCCGATATCGGCCCCGCCAGTTGATTTGCCTCCCCGGTTTTACCCGGAGAGCAAATCATGGCAACAGTAAAAAAATGGAGCAACGTCGCAATCGCGATGCAATCCGCCCTCGGCGCAG